AGCGTGAACAGTACCATCTGCATAGCCAATTATTTCTTGGTCAGTCTCCATCTCGTTGCCCGGCTTAACAGCCATGTCACCAAACTCATTACGAATATCGAAAGCTCTTTCAAGTCTTTCGTCCATGTCACTAATGTCGTATGAATCTATTCTAATATCTAATCCCATTTGAATCTCCTATTTTGTTGGGGAGGTTGCCCTCCCCGGTTAAATTACTTATCAGCTCTAGCTTCAGAAACTTCAAAAGCCTCAGCACCTAAACAAACCTCACCTAATTCGTTAAGCATGAGGTGTTCAAGTGATGCACTTTGCTCGATTGCTTTTTGCTCCGCAGACATATGAGCTACACCAAGTGTGATTGCTCCAAGCATTACAAAATCCAAAAGCATATCAGAAAAAGGAATGTTTCCACTCTTCTTCCAAACAACAACTCCATCGACAATTTTTGCTTCTTCCCAATTTTTCTCAATTGAATTGTCACGAGAATAAACGTGAGTACCATAATCAACAACTTGTACTTGACTTCTCAATAGAGGATTGCCTGTGAAAGTTTTTTCAAACTTTTTTCTGTGGTCAGTCATACCAAATTGTTCCTTTGATACGTAATTACCTGCGATGTAAATTTCGTTTGGTAGTTTATGTTGTTCCATTTGAATCTCCTAGTTTAGTTAAAAGTGTCATCGAGTTTTTCTGTTTTTGTCTCAATGACGAAGTCATTGTACCTGAATAGATACAGTTTAGGGAAAAGAATATCATTTATTTAATTAAACAGTTTTTTCAGGCACAAAAAAAGGGAGGCTGTTAACCTCCCCTGTCTTTTTTTAATTGTCTATTTCATATTACCTCCCCGGTAACTAAACCTGATATAAAATTAGGCTACTAGGCGCAACTCATTGAGCATAGGGATGACTTTTCTTACCTTAGCCTCACGATTGTATATCGTAGCAACTTTATTCGCTTCATTCTTAAATTTAGCGTGGCTAGACCAGTCAGTTAAAGTATTGAAGACTGCCCAAAGGTTCTTACCCATCTCATCAACGTACTTGAGGTAAGTCTCTTCAAGTAAAGCTTCAAGCCTGTCACTCTTACCTGCAACCTGCTTAAAGATACGAGTAGCTTGTAGGTTAGTAACTGGAGACTTAGGGTACGACTTCCAAACTTCAGCGTTCTTAGTGTACACCTCAAGAGCTGTCTCCATTTTGGCTACAGCAACATCAGTATCAAGACTCGCTGTGTGCTTTGCGTTGTAGCTAGAGAACGAATCAACAACAACTTGACCATTCATACAAGCTATTCTTACAGCTCCAACCATTGACATGAACTTCCAAGTACCATCGTAGCTGTTAAGAACCATGATTCTAAGCTGAACGAAGTCTCCGGGAGTTATCTCTATTTGATGTGCCGGGAACGTGTAAGTAACGATTGTCTTAGCACCATAGTGTGACTGTTCAATTTCCTTAGTCATACCAGTCTTGTCTAAAGCAGAAGCCATGATGACCTCGTGGAACTTAGGCATGATGTCTTTGTTCTGCACTAGGTTGTAGTTCATACCAACAACTGCAATACAGTCACCAAGCTCATTGATGATACCTTTAGCTAAGCCAACACGTTTATAAAGATGCTCATCACCTTTATCTGTGAATAAATCTTTTTCAAAGACTTCTTGGTATTCATCAGCTTCTGTTACTATTCTTAAATTTTCCATCTGTGTATCTCCTATATTGTGGGGAGCTTTTGCTCCCCGGTTAAAATTAGTTTATTATGTCGTTCTCTAAAATGTATTGAACGAGAACTTGACTTTGTTTTAGAGTTTTTGTTTTCTCATAAACTTTGCCATCTGCAACAATGTACCACTCGTTGCTACGCTCTACCCATATCTGTAAGTCAGTATTATCCTTAATGAACTTTTCATTCATAATTCTAACGTCAGGCTTTCCGACTCTAGTATATAACTCAGCACCTTTAATTTTTATTGCGGGGTTTATCATTATTTATCTCCTTTTTTAAAATAAGCATCCATTTCGGTTCTTGTTGTTATGTTGTGATAGTCAGCTTCCGCTTGTGCATCTTTGTTAGTCCAACCATGGTCATCGTAACCTGAACAACCTAACAATTTAATGTCATCAGCTTGTTCAATTATTTGATTGAATTTTTCTTGCAATTTATTAAAGTTGTTAATCTCAAATTTTCTGCCATGAGAATTGTATGCACCTAAAAGTGAAAGAATTAAATCAAGCTCATCGTCTGAACAATTTGAATCTTGATAAAAAGACAAAGTAACTCGACCTGTTTTTGATTTAACAATTTTTGAATCTGTCATACTTGTTTTGCTTGTGTCCATTTGAATCTCCTATTTTGTCAAACCCCAAATCATTTCGGGATTGATATAAATATACAGTATAAGAATATGAAATGCAAGAACTATTTAATTAAACAGAAAATAGGGTCAGAAATTGGGCCTATATATGAGGGAAACTTTTGGCTTTTTAAGTCCTGCAAGTCATGCATGTTTTCTAGTTAATTTAACAGAATCTGTAATGTCGGTCTTCAGCAAGGGGTCAAATCTTCGATTCTCGAGTAGCAAGAAGCCTCCCTTAATGCTAGTATGTCTTTTCAATAATCTCTAGTTTGCTACATTTATATACAACTCGATATGCTACTTTTTATAGCAGAAAATTTATTTTTTAAAGAAACATTTATCACGTTTTCAATTGAGTGTATCATCTCAATTTCGTGGTTTAGGATTTTGATTCGTTCAAAAATGCAGAAACCCCAAGAGTGATTGATGGCTCTTGAGGCTTCCTAAACTTGGAATTTGCCCTTCCTGTTTGCGAGATATTATACCCTCTTAAGACATCCCGGCAAGTTTCTTAGTACGACTGGAGATATGTCTAGTTTTTAAAGCTTCACTCAGTCCAGTATAAATATCAAAGAGATTCAGCAATTGTGTTCACGAAACCTGTTGATTGATGGTAGATTTTTTTACCGCAGAGTGCAGATGGCTGAGTGCCTATTACAAGGTAGCGATGACTCTGACCTGACTAACTGTAATTGTTTCAGGCTCGGATAATACTGCGAAGGCTTTATACCGATAAAATCTCTAGCTTAGATTAGCTTCTAGGTTAGGGATTTCTTTACTCGAAACTCCCAACTCAGGCATTACCCGATAAGATAAGAAGCTCTTAAAAAAAGGGATTTATCCCTCAGCTTTACTGAAGTAAGTCGCTGAAAGCGAAACATAAAGCTAAACCAACTAACGCACAGTATCTTTTCTGATACAATTCAATCTAAGTCAACTAATTATTAAGGATATGAATACTAAAGGATTAATCTACTACAAATCTATCCCTGCTGAAATCAAGAAGCTAGGCATAACCCAAAAAGAATGTGCAGAGATGATGGGAGTAAGCCTGTCCGGTTTAACACATAGAATCAGAGCTGACAGACCACAATTTCATTTAGCCATTTTCGGATTAGCCTCGTACCTTGGAGCTGAGGGCGGTAACTTACAGTCCAATGAGTCGCAATGAGGAAACTGCTGAAACTATTCAGGAGCTTATGCACTTACTAAGTAAGATTGATGACCATAAATTAAAGGTAGATTTAGAAGAAAAGATTATTGGGTTATGTGATGTGCTTAAATATAATTTAATTATGGACAGAATTAAGAGTGAGAAACGATGAGCATGAAGTTCAGAAAGCAATTTGTCAGTATCTAGATTTACGACAGATTTTTTATTTTGCTATTCCAAATGGTGGCAAACGCAGTAAGAGTGAGGCCGGAAAGTTTAGAGCTGAAGGAGTGAAGAGTGGTATCCCTGACCTCTGTCTAATCTTGCATGGATTCGCTTATTTTTTAGAGGTCAAGAGGCCCAAGAATGGTAAGACACCAAAGGGTAGATTGACAGATAACCAAAAGAATATGATTGATAAGTTAACTGAAAATGGAAGTGAGTGTGCTGTGGTATATACTGTGGCTGATGTAATCTCACAACTAATAGACTGGGGATTCAATGAAACAAAACGCAATTACGAAGTCAGCGAGAGGTAAAGCCTGTACCTTTGCTAGTGATGTCTGTGATTCAGGTGTCAACAACGAGAACGTGGTCTTCTGTCATGAAAATTCAGGCGGCATGGGAGCTAAGTCTAAAGATAGTCAAGGACATGACA